CCTTTGTTACCTAGACCTTCTTTTGCCCTCTTCGCCCGTGCTTTTTTTCTTCCGGCACGTTTCTTTTTAACGGCTGGTGTGCCGTCATACATCTCGTACTCTTTTTTGTAGGGGCGGGGCTTGTTAACGTATGGCATTTCAATTCCTTTTGGTGTTGTGCTCACAGTCGGTGACGGGGCACCAACCGCGACAGGTGAAGTTTGGTCGGGGGTTCCAAACATCCGTAATCATCGCACTCTCCAGCTGATTTGTCTCGGGAATCCACTTCCCCCAAGCCTCGGTTTGCTGGTCTTCGGTGAACTCGGCGCGAACCAAATCCTTGATGACCAAGAACAACAAGCCAGCCTTGATTGACTTGACTTGCGGGAAGTGTTTGAACGTCAAGAGGGACAGCAACTCCAGCTGTTTCTTATCAGCGTAGCGACTCGACTTGCTGGTCTTGTAGTCGATGATTCGTGCCTTGTCGCCATTGATGACGAGCAAGTCGGCGATGCCTCGGAACCATACGTCTTTGTCTCTGAACCCGCATGGTTTCATATCTTTGGTCAGGCCCATCTCATGCTCACACAGCTTAGTGCCCGGGAGTTCTTTCAGTGGGTCTAGATACTCTTGTATGAAGCCGTACTTGGCAGGGATGGGGGTGTTGTCACGGATGTATTCCTCAGCCGCCGCATGTACGGCAGTGCCGTAGATCAGGTGCTCTTGTGGGCCTTCAACAATATCTTTGACCACGCGCATACGGTGGTACTTGCGAGGGCATTGTTGGAACAGCGAGATGCTGCTGTATGACCATGTGTAGTTCATTTGAGTGCGCTCGAAATTTTGTTCAGCTTGCCTTCTTTTTCAAGTTCCGCCAATGTGCTCATAGCAGTCGCCGCACGTTCAAGCAAGTTAACGTAGCGTTCTAAATTGGAAAAGTTTGCGGTCTTTTCGACTCGGCTCAATCCAGCCGCCAAATCGTCTGCGGCTTTACGCACGTTGCCCGACACCTTTTTAATGTTGGCCTGCAACTCATCTGCCGCCACCATTAAGTTGCTGGCATTGCGCTTAAACATTTTTTCGGCTGTCTCTGCGATGTCCGATGCTTTCTCGTAGTCTGTTGAAATCATTTTTGCTTTCCTTGTGATGTATGTACCTGTTTCTGATGCCAATTCAGTTGCTATTGCCTGCGTAACTTTTTGCACTGACCAGCCCGGGCCATGTCTATCGATAACATCGGGCTTATTATCAAAATGTGGACTGATGCCTATCTTCATGTGTTCCCCCTTGCTCGGAGTTGCTCTGCAAGTCTTGCCGCCCTTGCTTCATCACACAGCTTCGCACAAGCCTCACGCTCATCGGCACGGATGAGGTCGGCGAACCTTTGCATAAATGCAACCTGTTCACCCCAAGAATCATTTTTAGTGGCTTCGGCTGATTTGCTCCAAAGCTCTTTGTCTCGTTCGTTCATTCTTCAACTCCAAAATGTTGTTTAATGTGTACCCCCAGATCGCGGCCATCGTTCCGATGCACGCGCTGCATATACCCCCGTGCAAGACCTGCGCATTCCTTGACGATCAACTCGGCGAACTTTTCTGGACTGAATACTTCCTTATAGGTACGATGAGTTTTAACACCGTTTACTTGATATTCAGTCGTGTGACAGACCCATGCCTGTCTGGAAAGTTCTCTAATTCGTTCGTTCATTGGCGTCCTCCTTCAGGTGGCGTGCAGGTGTGTATCACAGTCAAGTCAGCCGTGCGCTTACCGCAGCGGGGGCAGAAGTTGCGGGGTTCCTGCGCTACTGGTGCTGCTTTCTCAAGCAACCCAATGTCTTTCTCGTACTTGGCGATCCACATTTCAGCGCGGCGCTTTTGCTTCTCGTACTGGTCTTTCCAATCAGGTTCAGTCCTCACCGACTCCAATGCCTTCCACCATCCAAAGGCATACGCCGTTTGCTCGGCCTCGGTCTTGCACTCTGGCGGAGGCGCTGGCTGTGCCAAGGCTTCTTTGATGGCGGTGATGGTTTGTCCGTAAACAGCTTTCCATTCATTTGGTGTCAAAAGCGTTTTGTCTTCCAACGCCTCAAGCACCTGCTCCAACTTCTTGCGTTCAATCGTGACCATCACATCCCCCTGCTCTTGCAGCGCAAGAAGTCCTCGGCGCCCGGGCGCACGTACTCCTGCTTGGGTGGCACGTAGGTTGGCTGCTCCCAGATGCTGATCGTGGGCGGCAGGGCGGCGTTAGGGTCCTTTGGCAAGGGCACGTAGCCCGCTGTGGTCCGGTGGCGGCGCTTGGCCACCACGTTGCCGAGCGTGTTGGTGAACGCCTCCAGCGTGGCCGGAGGGTTCACGCGCAGGGCGGCTTTCTTCATCAGGTTGGGGTTGCCTCGGTCGAGTTTCATGCGATCACCTCTGCTGCTTTCAATTTGCCAGTTTCACCGTCAAAGGTGAGGCGTAGGTTTGCGTGAAGGAAGTTTGGTTACATGGGCTGATGCAGAGGAACTTGGAGATCGCATCCGTGCGGTAATTCGGGCAAGGGGGAACACATGAAGCAACGCAAATTTAGAAAATTGTTCTGGTGGATGTATGGACATCGAGTGCGTCAAAGCATGAGAAAAGTAAAGCCGCTGCCTGGTACTCGCTGGGCAGGTAAAGGTAAGCACCAATATTTAAAAGACACACGATGACCGAACAACGCTACCTCGCAGGGGGCCAAGAGTTCTACTACCCCCACGCAGGCGATCTGCCAGCGCCCGAGAACACCAAGCTGCTGCTGCTCACCTCGGGCGGCATCTGCACCACGGGTGTCTGGAATAAACACTGGTGCATCGGCTGGCTGCCATTACCCAAACGCAACATGACAAAAGAGGATATGAAGTGAGAAAATCAACACTACTCACCATACGTGAGTTATTGAGAAAAGACACTGAAGGTTTGACTGTTGCCCAGATGGCTGAACTTACCAAGGCCCCTCAGAACTCAGTGCAACGCGCCCTGAAGGCCATGCCTGACGCATACATCGACCGCTGGACATCCACTGGCCGTCAGCGATACTATCGTGCTGTGTGGTGCGTTGTTGTACCACCAGAGAACTGCCCCAAACCATGACACCATCACCATCAGGAACCGAACTCGCAGTCTGTATGGACATCGCCAGTCGCCAGCAAATGGGAAAATTCAAGTACGGCATCACCGTATCTGAAAACCCGCTGACCAAAGCGCAATGGCGGCAGCACCTATACGAAGAATTGCTGGACGCCGTGATCTACCTCAAGCGCGAGATGCAGGAGGAGCAGCGCCAGATGGACGATCAGAAATGATACAAGGATTACACAAAATGATAGACACACCCAACTTCAATGCTTGGTCCAATGAGAACCTGGCCAAGTTTGCCTATGAGGCGTATGACCGTATGCAAGCTCAGCAGGAGGCCATCATGCAGCTTCAGGGCGACTTCAAGGACGCAATGGCCCAGTTACGCAAGCATACTAGCAACGGACTGAACACGGGAAACCCTGTCGCCCCAGCCCCTACCAAAGGTGGGCCAAGTCGGTAAATCCTCAAGAAACTGAAGGCGCTTGTCGTTGTACTGTGCAATCAAGTGCTGGATGGGCTTGGTAGCTACAGCCGCCAATGTCTTGGGTCCAATGGCACCATCAGCAGTGACGCCAACAACCTCTTGCAGCCACTTGGCCGCACGCCCAGGTCCACTGTTGATGGCAGCATCAAACACAGCGTAGTCCAACCCCTTGGGCAACTGATCACCAGACACCCTGTCCCAGTATTTGCGCTTGTACAGGGGCATTACGGTATCGGGTGTCAGGGCACGCATATCGGCCTCCGACACAGGGTGGCCTACAAACTCCTCCCAGACTGCCTTGGTAACGCCTAGATTGGTCATGCCGCCTGGGTCATCCTTGTGGTTCACGTAACCACCCTCGGAGGCCAGCACACGGGCCAAGCAGTCTTCAAAGTTTGATTTCATTGTGCCGCTACACCTTTGATCTTTTCAACCGTGCGAAGTGCACCCAAGCCCAGCATTCCCATCAGCACCGGCAGCATCTCGGACAAGTTGGCTGGGGACAGTGGGATTTCGATCTGGTAAACCTTGAGAATTACTGAGGCAATGGGTAACCCGATCCAGTTCCACGCACAGGCCGCGCCACAGACCCATCCGATAAATGGACGCCAGCCGGAAACAAAGACACTGGGGTTTGCAGCTTCCACCTTGTTGGTGTCGATCTGCCCTTGGACAATCATCACAGCAGCGGCAAGCTGCTGCTTCTCTGCCTCAGTCTTGTCGGGCCAGATCTTGTTGATGGCCGTGTTGACCAGACCAGATACAGCGCCCAGACCAGTGATGTCGGCCATGTTACAGACTCAACAACTTCTTGACAAACTCAGCAGCAACACCAGGGCCAAGCAGCACAACGGCCAGCAGCACGTAGAGCAGGTATTCAACTTTGGTCATGCGCTTTGATCCGTCATCAAATCGGGCTTGTATGCCCTCATATCGCTGGGCGCAGATTGCCTCATGGACACTCAATCGTTTATCTGTTTCTGTTGCCAATTCGTGCGTTTGTTCCATGATGTTACTTTGCTAGGGCGTTTTGAATTT